GGATAAAAAATGGCGCGTTTTTCCCAAAATAGGGTAGATTTGGGACTGCAACTTGAGTATATTTACGAAAGAATAGAGCCCAAAATCATACGGCAAATAGCCGCGCTAGACGACGAGGCGATCAAGCTATCGGTCGCGGCGATGGTTTGCGAATGGACCAAAGGCGTGCGAGTGGTGCCGACGAAGCAACACAAAGTAAGATTTGCAAGCGCGCTCAAAGGAAAAGGCGTAGGAATGCGCCGAGTGTGCGAGCTAACGGGGATTAGCAAAAACACATATTATAGATTGGAGGGCAAAGATGGACGATAGGGCGGGCTACTTAGACGAGCTACGGCAGATAGCGATTAACGGCTACGAGCGGTATAAACCCGCGTTTGACAAGCTAAATGACGCGTATTTGTTGGTGTTAGAGCCTGAAATTTTACAAAGCTTGAAAGACAGAAACAAAAGCAAAAACTACATACCAAAGCTAAATTCAAAAGCCAAAAGGATTTACGACGGGCTAACCGAAACATATTTTAACAATGACCGCTTTGCCAAACTAGAGCCGTATATCAACTCTACAAACGACGTGATAGACAAGTGGCAAGAGGCGTTAGACCACTACTGCGAGCGCATAAATTTGTATAAGGTTTTTGCGCCGATATTTTTAAAAGCGCCGTTTACCGCATCGTCGGCAGTGAAAGTATACTGGGAGGGTAGCGAGGCAAGGATAGAGGAAATAGAGCTTTGCGATTTGTATTTTGACCCGAGCGCGAGAGACCTAAACGATATTCGTTTTATCGTGCACAAAATCTACCTCACGAGCGAGGATATAAAAGAATTCCTGGAAAATGGAGTTTTCAAGATGCAAACGCCTGAAATGTTTGAGGACAAAAAGCCGTATGAACGCTTTGAGCTGTACGAAATATACGAACTCAAAGGCAAAGAGTGGCAAGTCAGCACCATATACGAAAATAACATACTAAGAGACGCCGTCAAGCTAAAAGACGGGCAACCGTTCGTGTTTGGGTATATGCTCCCGCAAGTACGCGGCAAAAACGACGAGGACTACGTCTGCGCTTACGGCGAGCCTGCGCTCGCGTCTATGCTACCGCTACAAGACGAGCTAAACGTAACTAGAAACTCTGTTACCGACGTCGTAAGAACGCATGTGTCGCCTAAATTGATCTTTAACCGCTCGGCTAGCGTATCG